AGCTGACAGCACAGCAAAATCCAAGTCGCCTGACGTGTCTTTTTTGCCAGTGCTGCCCAGCCATCTTGTGGGATATCCAGACTCTGGATCTTTGGGGCCAGACAAATCAAGTCCTGTGAGTCGTTCCAACCATTTCACAGTGGCTGGCACATCAGCTTGATTGATACGCTGAGTCAAGGGCTGACCTTCAGCGTTTTTGAATACGTTGCCACCTTCTGCGATTATCATGTTATAGTAAATCCAAGAGCAGTAAGCAAAGAGTCTACAGCAGCATTGCCAGTGCTAGCAAGTGTCATGTTGCCTGCGGCTTGTCTAATTGTAGTTATAAACGTCTGTATTTGTTGCTGATTCATACCAGAACTTGCAATCAAAGACCGCGCAGCCGCCGGAGTAAAAGCAGCTGCACCACCAACTCCTCCGCCACCGCCTCCACTTTGTTGTTGTTTCTGTGTTTGGTCTCTGACCATGGACACTGCTGACATGTCAACAAGTTGATTGAAAAGACCTGCTTGATTTTGCGGACTGGGATTGCCTGCTTGATCTGCTCGGTTATTTACAATTTGATCAATGACCTGATACAACTGAGTTCTGTTGGTCATTTGATCAATGGTTTGATAGGCTGGCATTAAATTTTTATTCACAAACGTTCGCAAGTCGTTTTTGTAGATTGCAGGATTTTGTAGATAATTGCGATCTTGCCCTAGCTTTCTGGCCACATAACCAGCCCAGGCGCTGACTGCTTTGTTTGCTACTTGATCTACCGCTTGATTGCCCATCATGTAACGATATCGATCTTTGAGACTCATACCTTTGAATTGCGGGTCTCTGGCAAATATTGCGCCAACAACTGCCGAAAGCCCTTCGTTTAGCATTGGCACTTCAGCAGAATTTTTTGTTAGTTCATGAATTTGCATCAGTTTTTCTCACTGTTCTGTTGAAACGACCAGCATCTTTGGTTCTAATGGCATTGATAAATTTTCTAGTGAGATTTTCAGCCTGTTCTGGGCTGTAAGTGGCTTCAATCTGTTCTATCAATCTTATAGCACCCACTATGATGTTAGAAGCCCGATTTTCAATGATGAATCTACGGTCTTTCTCAATGTACATCGAGTCGAGTTCTTCTAACAAACTACGAGTCTTTTTTTGCATGGTCACAGAAACCTTTGATTTATTTATTGGATTTTGAGTTTTGCCCAACTCCAGCAGATATTTAATCTGGTCAGTTTTTGATTTTAAATAACTGGTAAGGCAACAACTAAGGCATTTTATGACAGAACTAGAACAGATAGAAGCACTACTGAAACAATTTCGCAGACCTTGTCCAGACTCAGAACAATACCAACACAGACTAGTAGAAGAATTTGAAGTAATAGTAGCTCAACGCTTCACAGAATACTTTCTCAAAATCCGGCGTGTGCTGGATCTCAACTCAGACATTCCTCACATGACTCGTGGCTCAGCAGGCTCCAGCCTGGTGTGCTATCTCATGGGCATCACTGATGTGGATCCCATAGAGTGGAACATACCTTTTGCTCGCTTTCTCAATCCACTACGAGATGACTTGCCCGACGTAGACATTGACGTACCACATCACAAACAAGAACTGGCCATGCAGCGTATATTTGACGCTTGGCCCGGGCGTACTGCCCGCATATCCAACTATGTGTTGTACAAAGAAAAGTCGGCCAGACGTGAAGCTGCTCGCAGATTAGGCGCAAAGGGACGACTGCCCAGAGACATTGACTACAAGAAACTGGGTGTAGACGAAACTGAAGCACGCCGCATTGAAAAGAAACTCATGGGCAAAACACGCTGCTTGAGCAAACACTGCGGCGGTGTGATTGTGTTTGATCGTCAGCTACCAAAAAGCCTGTTCCGCGAAGACAATCTTATCCTGCTGGACAAAAACGAAGTTGAAGATCTGGAACATCTCAAAGTAGACATTCTAGCCAACCGTGGGCTGAGCCAGCTCATGGAAATTGACCCCACACGCATGATACACGAGTATCCCACCGAAGATGATGCCACAGCAGACTTGCTGGCTCGTGGTGATGTGCTGGGGGTAACACAAGGCGAAAGCCCGGCCATGCGGCGACTGTTTCGTGCCATCAAGCCAACATCTGTGGCAGACTGTGTGTTTGCCACGGCCCTGGTGCGTCCGGTGGCCATGGAAGGGCGGCGCAAGGCAGCTTGGTTCCGTGATTGGACTGCAGACGGTGCCAAAGAACGTGCCATTGTGTGCGAAGATGATGCTATAGAACGCATCATGAAACTGATTGGAGTCAACGCATACGAAGCAGACATGTATCGTCGTGCGTTTGCCAAAAAGAACGAAGAAAAAGTCATGGAGTTCATGAACCGGCTGGGCGATCATCCCCTGAAAGACGACATTTATAAGGAGATGTTGAACCTATCAGGCTTTGGTCTGTGTCGTGCTCATGCTGTGAATCTTGGCAGGCTGATCTGGGCCCTGGCCTATCAAAAGGCTCACAATCCTCGCGAGTTTTGGCAAGCAGCTCTCCGCCACTGCCAAGGTTCATATGCTCGCTGGGTGTACCGCAACGAAGCCAAACGAGCAGGATGGGATTTACGTGATCTGGGATTTGCTAATTGGATCACTGAAGATCCTGTAGAAAGTTTTAAAGAACATGGTGCTTGGAATTCACCAGGATTTTTGCCCCGCATGGGCGTACAAGGACTGTATTCAGAGTACTATCAATTTGCTGGCATAGTGGCCAATAGCCGAGTGTTCAAACGTGATCGACAACAGTACATTCACTTTATCACCTTAGGAGTAGGCGAGGGAGAATATGTAGATGTAATTGTGGATCGTCCAGTTAAGTACTCTAATGGTTCAGTTATTGTCGGACAAGGCAAGAGATACAGTCGTGACGGCTCTCAGTTTTTACAAGTTGATCGTGCCAATGTACAAGCCTTGTCCATTGACGACTATCTCAAGCTGCCTTAATCTTTCCCAACAACTGCTTCAACTTGGTTGACTGCACATCGGCTGTTATTTTGCCAGGTTCGTCAGGCTCAGTGGCAGTGGCTTCGCCTGGAACAATCTGGCTTTTGGCCTTGATTGATTCGTAGATTGAAGGTGCTCGCTTCTTGAACTCTTGATACTGTTCGTCTTCGGCCAGGTCAGTAATGCGCATGGTTTCAATGTTGTACTCCAAGTCAATTTTTTGCCCCACGCCCGTGGACGAGCGCGACTTCATACACTGTATTTGATACTTGCCACGTTCCTTCATGGCTCGTGACGTAAAGATACCAAACACATTGTCTGCTGTGTTGATCTTTGAGATACCACCCGATATGTGAGAGTGATCAAACTCAATTTCCTCCACAGCCGATCGGTTCAACTGCGATGCAGTGACCATCAAGATACTCAGCTCTTTGGCCAAGTTTCTCAATTCTTCTGAAACATACTTGTCTTTGACAAACAAGTCGTTGGGGCTGACCTTGGCGCTGACTGGCATCAGCAAGTCCAAGTAGTCTACCATGATAAAGTCCACTCTGTGCCCGGTCTTGATTTGATACTCTTTCAAGAACGCACGAATGTCATTGATGTTACTCTGTGCCGGCAAGGCCTTGACCTGATAGCTGCCGGCTTTTTTGCCCACCATTCTCACTTTGAGAGCCGCTGTTTCTTTGTCGCGGCGAATCTCTTTGGTGCTCATGTTGGTCAACATGGCTGCCGTACGCAGGCCAGTGAGTTCTTCACTCAGTTCCAATGTAATATAAACACCATGTAGGCCCTGCTGTACCCAGTTTAGTGCAATGTTCATCATCACAAGGCTCTTGCCTGATCCTGAACCTCCGGCAAAGATGTTGAGTTCACCTCGTGAGAATCCGCCGTACAGCAGTCGATCCAGTTGCCCCCAACCTGTGCTGACCTGTCCACCAGCATCAAAGTACTTGGAAAACATGCCTTCGGGGTCAGCCCAAAAGTCTGTGCCAAGATCTTTGGTCAGCGATATCTGTACAGCATCTTTGATCAGCTTCTCTACTGGTTCAAACTCACCCTTTTCTAACAGGTCTGCTGACTTCAAAATTGCTCGTTCCAGCTCTTGACGTTTGGTAAATGCTTCAAACTCTGTCATGAACCACTCAAAGTGTCCTTCATTGAGATCGGGCACCGATTCCAACTTCACACCAGTGGCTGCTGCTATTTGCTGCCGGTCTGGCAACGTTTTGAACTTGTCTGAATGTTCGCGAATAAACTCTGCTGCTGCTCGCAGAGTACGATCAAAGTTCTGTGAGTTATAGATATTTTGAACACGCACATAACTTTGTGCGTCTTCCAGCATCATTTCCAAAAACAGCTTTTGAACATCAACGTTGTAGTCTTTTAACAAGTTGCTTCTTCCTTACTTCAATTTTGATTCGGCTAGTTTCTCTAGATTCAAATATAGTTAGCAGCGTGGCCAGCTTTCCATATTTTACCACAGCGTCATTGACATCTTTACAATTATCCCAGTTTGGAACACTCACAGCCCACCCCAGTTCCAGCGCACGATCAATCAACTCAAGTCCAGCCTGGTCTTGATCAGGCACAACCGTGATTTGTCGACCCAAATTACGAATTAGTCGAGCTTGTGTGTCGCCGATTGTGTTGTGCATCACAGCCACACCACCTATGCTTAGAGCATCAAAAATACCTTCTACCACTATCACATGCTGCCAATCTGAGCCTTGCTGGTCAATACCAAACACATAACCAGGTTGACTGTTACTGATATATTTGGGAGTTTTGTTATCTAAAAATCTTGTGGTGTATCCTACCATGACATTATCAAAACTAAATGGTATCAACACAAATGGTCTAGTCCAATGTACGCCATCGTTGCGTATAGCTGTCATAGCTGGAAAATCACTGGGCACACACCGGTCTCTAAGATACTGCCAATACAACGGCAACTCTGGTGTTATCAATTCACAGCCTGGAGGGAAATCATCAAATTCTTCAAATTGAATACTACCTACAGCATTGGCTGTTTTGATTCGGTCATCTAATATTCCATGAATGCTGCGATGTCGCAGACTTTCCAAATTCAGTTGTTCAATTTCAGACTCAGAAACACCAATGGTCTTAAGCAATGATCTAGCACGGTATGGTACAGATCTGCCCAATACAAAGCTGGCCTTGGTACCGCAGTTGAAACAATGATAGGTCCAATTTTGATCATTGAATTTGATACCGCCGCGCCCTCTGCGATCATTACAACAGGGCGCATTGAAACTGATCCATCCCGACGGAGTCTGTTTGCGTTTGGCAGGCAGATAACCAAGGATGTCTAGCATCCTGTCATTATAGCAGAATCTATGGTTGAAATCAACTTGTCTGCGATCATTCTGTGTCCTTGTTCATTGGGATGACCACCAGGCATGATCAATTGCCTACGTTGGTTAGCAGGATGATCTCTGAACCATAGCGTGGTAGCAAAATTGGGCCATATCATGGTCGGAAGATCCAGTGTTTGATCAGCAGGCATGATGTGAAATTGCATCATTGGTATGCGATGTCTGGCAGCTTGACCATCAAAAAACATAGCAGTTTGAATATAATTCAATCTACATAGTTCGGCACAATTGGTCAGCACCAAATGACGTTTGCTGAGATCTCTAAAGGGTTCTGGCACCACTGAACTA